AGAACAGCTTGAACAACTTGCCAAAATTCTCAGCACTGCCACAACTGAAGCAGATACAAGTGGAACTGGCAAAGCGTAAATTCTTGAACTTTGTCAAATACACAAAAAAAGATTATGAAGTCAATTGGCATCATGAACTTTTGGCTTCATATCTGGATAGATTTGCAAGTGGTGACATAAAAAAGTTGATGGTATTCATGCCTCCACAACATGGCAAGTCTGAACTTACATCCAGAAGATTACCAGCTTACTTACTTGGCAAAAATCCAAAGCTGAAAGTGGTTGGTTGTTCTTATTCTTCAGACCTTGCAAAGTCTTTCAATCGTGATGTACAGCGCATCATTGATGAACAAGACTATAAGGATGTATTTCCACAAACAAAGCTGAACGAAAGCAATGTCAAGACTGTATCTGGATCGTATCTAAGAAATGCAGACATATTTGAAACAATTGACCATCGTGGTTTTTATAAGTCTGTTGGTGTTGGTGGTTCATTGACTGGAACAAGTGTTGACATTGCCATCATTGATGACCCTGTAAAAGATGCTATTGAAGGCAACAGCTTGACAGACCAAGCACGAAAATGGGAGTGGTACACAAACGTTTTATTGACAAGATTGCACAATGATAGTCAGCAATTAATTACAATGACCAGATGGCACAAAGAAGATTTGTGTGGTAAAATTCTTCAGCGAATGCCAGAAGGATGGGAAGTGTTAAGACTTGAAGCTATCAAACAGAATGAAACGCATGAAGCTGATATGCGTGAATTTGGTGAGGCACTTTGGGAAGCCAAACACAGCAAGAAAAAAATTATGTCAATTGCAAAGGCAAATCCAAACACTTTCAATGCACTTTATCAAGGCGATCCAAAGCCAAGTAAGACCATGCAATATTGTTCAACATTCAGCTATCCAAAGCACGTCAAAAAGATAGAGTATGTTGAAGGAAGTCCATTGCATTACACAGTGGATTTCAACACACAGCCATACATGAGTGGTCTGATTATACAACTTGAATACATCAAAGATGGTTTCTGGAATGGCTTTGAAGAATACTGGCAAGTGAACATAATTGACCAGCTGCCATTAAAATCACCAAATAACAATGCCAAAAGTCTTGGCAGTTTTTTTGAAGCAAAATACCCACAAATAGAAACAGGATTTTTTTTATATGGTGATGCATCTGGAAACTACAATACTGGAATCAGCACCAGTTCAAGCAGTCTTAAAACCAAAACATTGTTTGATGATTTGTTGCAAGGCTTGTCAAAAAGTGCTAAATTAAATGTGCAAAAGCGCATACCAAACAAGAATCCATCTTATCGAAGCATTGGTCAAGGTATGCTGGGAAGGCGTGTGTTCATTAATGATTTGTTCAATGGAAATATGCCTGTAAGAATACTAATCAATCCAAATTGTACAGAATTATTGAGTGACTTGGAAGAGTGTACACAGGACATGAATGGTAAATTAGCAAAACCAAAGAATAAAGAAGGATTTGAGCCAAGAGGTCACTTTCTTCAAGCATTGGAATATTTCTTATGTCATCCAAAAGCCATCGGTTATTTAGCTAAAATCAAAAAATGACAACACCATTCAGACCAAGAATGCCAAAATGGTTCAACCAAAGTGATGCACTTTTTTTCAGACAGCATTTCACAGAAGATGAGTTCAGAGATTTTCAAAAACAAAAGATTGGCTTAATAGAAGAAAGCAATAAAGCTGGAATACCTATTGAAGACATCAAACACTATTGGTATAAATCAAAGCAATATTCAATCTTTGCAAAGACAAAGGACATTGACTTAAAGCAAAGTATTGACCAGCTTGTTGAAGTATTGAAAGAAGTTGCACCAAATCAAGAAAAACTAAAACGTGAACAATACCAACAACCAGTCTTATTTTGTCTTTCTCCATCTGACATTCATTTTGGGAAATTAGCAACCAAAGAAGAAACTGGAAACCAATATGACATTGATATTGCAGCAAAGCGTTTTATTGATGGCGTGAATGGTCTTTTACAATACATCGAATGTTACCAGATTGAAAAAATTATTGTTGTTGGTGGAAATGATATTTTGCACACGGATTCATTATTGAACACAACTACAAAAGGAACGCCACAAGATGTAAGCCACAAGTTTTATGATACATTCAACAGGGCGTTTCAGACCTACACACTTGTTCTTGATGCTTTAATACAGATAGCTGATGTTTACTATGTTCATTGTATGTCAAACCATGACTATCTTAGTGGCTATTATTTCAGCAAGTGCCTTGAAGCGTATTACTCCAGCAATCCAAACATAGAATTTAATACAACATCAAGTCCAAGAAAATACGTTCACTACGGCTTGAATTTACTTGGCTTTTCACATGGTGACACAGCAAAAGATTCTGAATTGCCAAACCTTATGAAAATGGAAGCTAAAAACAGCTGGTCAAAGTGTTTGTACGGATATTGGTATTTAGGTCACTTTCATCACCACATAAGAAAGCAAGAAAACAAGTTGATAAGTAAAGACTACAACGATGTGACAATAATCAAAGCCAGTGAAGAACTTATTGAAGATAAAATACAAGTTCAGTTTTTAAGAAGCATATCTGGATCCGATGCTTGGCACAACGCAAAAGGTTATAAATCAAAACCAGCTTTGGAAGGGTTTTTACATTCACCAACAGATGGGCAAATTGCACGATTCACAAAATATGTAAAATAATAAATCAAAATACTTTGAAAATTCGTATCTTTGTTTATACAAACATAAAGCAGAAATGGAAAAAAAATTAAAGAAAGTCATTGAAGGGTATTGCCACAAATACTATCATCATGTTTGTAAATTAGCACACTTTTATTCGCAGATTGTCACTGGTGTTGGATATGGTGAATTGATTGTAAATTACAAGCCAAGAGAATCTGAAGCGCAAAAAATTCAACGTGTTGAGATTACACAGAACAGAACCAAGTCTATTGCTGGAAAAATTGAAGGCTTTTTTAAACGTGTTTTTAGAGCAGATAAACTTGCAATGGACATAAACATACAGGATGAACAGGAAAGTGCGAATATGGGACGAATTTTGGCTAATTATGGGCATGATGGCGAAAGCCTTATCAACTGGTGTGAAGAATCAGCGTTATTTTATAACAATACAGACCCAAATGCTTTCTATTGGGTGCAACATTCAAGAGTTGATGAAGTTGATTATTTCAATCCATACATATTCAAAAGTCATGAAGTAAAAGACTATAAAATTGAAAAAGGTGCTGTCCAATATTGCGTGACAAATCTGACTGAAACTGTCGGTTATATGAAAAACCGAAAACAGCATGAAAAAGTCATTAATATTTTTTACTATTTCGATGCTAAAAAAACACAAACAGCGATCCAGCTTGACCAAGACATTGTTGAACATTCAACTTTTTATGAGCAGTTCAAAAATGAAGATGGTGAGTTTGTTGGTACGATTGATGAAGTTAATGAAAAAACTTATCTGGTCATTGAACAAGAAAATGAGTTTGAAAAAATACCTATCACAAGAATAGGCTACAGCCATGACAAAGAAACCAACAAGAAAACTTATGTATCTTTTTGGGATTCAGCAACTGAAGAATACAAACAGCTTGTCAACAGGGGCAGTGAATATGACCTTAGTCTAACGCTTCATGCGTTCTTGCAAAAAATCCAGTATTATACGCCATGTGACTATCAAGATGAAAGTCATTCAATTTGTAATGGTGGTATTTTACATCCAAATGGCATGACTTGTCCAAGTTGTTCTGGCAGTGGCAAAAAAGTCCACACAAGTTCACAGGATGTAATTGAAGTGCAGTTGCCAAGTGAAGATGGCGAAAATAACATTACAGTTACGCCAAAAGATTTTGTTTTCTATGTTGACATTCCATTTGATATTGTAAAACAACAGAAGGAAGATGTGCAAGAATATACGCCAAAAATAACCGAAGCAGTATTTGGTGTTGATATATCCTATCAGCAAACAGCAATGGCAACAGCAACACAGATTACAAACTATTATGACACTGCACAGGATGCAATGTACGAGTTCACAAAGTCACCACAAAAAATGTTCTATTTTACTGTTGATTACATCAGCACTATTATGGGCATTGATGACATTGAAACAAGAATTTTGTACACAAATGAATATGATCTTGAAAGTGAAGAATATTTGATTGAGTTGTTGAAAAAATCAAAGGAAGCTGGTGCAAGTCCAGAGGTAATTGAAAACATTAACAAAAGAATAGTAATAAAGCAGAACAGGACAGATTCAAGTTACATGTCAGTCTATAATGCGATGCGTAAATTTGAACCATTTAGCAACATACAACCAGATTTGAAAGCTAACATTGTTTTAAGCCTTCCAGATAGTAGTTTGCAAAAAGCCTTATTACTAAATTTTAAAGAAATAACAGAAGATATTGTTGCCAATGAACCAGCCTTTTTGTTGCTTGATTACAACCAGCAAAAAGACATAGTCATGGCAAAGGCAAAGCAATTCAGTGACATGGCAGTAAGTGACAATTCAGTTAGTCAGATTGCTGGGTTTGGAAACATTGAAATAAATGAATAATAATGCTTCCAACAATCACAGATTTAAAGAAGATTGCAAGACAAAGAAGTGCATTATTAAGGGCATCGGAGAAAGGTTTGCTGGAAAGAACAGCGACACTTGAAAGGAAGCTGAACACATACATTCTAAACACTTTAATTCCAAGCCTTGACATAAGGAACAACAGAATAACAAACACGAACAGGAATTTAAAAATAATTAACAATCCAGCAAGTCTAAAAACATTTATTAAGAACGTGGTCAATGCAGATTTATACAAGTATTATAATAA